TATCCCTGCATCCATACATTTAGATAACCAAAATTCACAACAAGCCCTTCCCAGTTCTCCAAAATGGATATTAGTAGTATAACTAAAATCTGCGCCAAAAATACTGAACTTACCTACTTTTTTCCATAAAGCAAAAGCAATGGCATAGGCAATCGTATTATTGAAATAAGCGCAACCCAAATCCTTGATGATTTTTTCTAACGGATAAAGCTCAATGGCTGGCACCCTCTTGTCCAGTTCACATGAATAAACGGGACATTCCAAGGTTGGTAAAATCTTACGCATTACCTCAGTCTGTGGCCCTGCATCATCTGTGTCAAAGAATCGGGAAACAGGATCCATCATAAAAACTCGATCTGTCTTGACTACTGCGCACATGGAATTGATTGCCCAAACCTCATCGTATTCAACGCTGTGGGTAATACTCATGTGATAATCCAATTGGCTTTGTCCCATGGCAACAAGAGCAATGTGCTTACCTTTAATATCCTTAATCATTAAACGCGTCCCCTAGTTTTGTCATAACGCATTTCTTCCTTGGTGGTTTTGCCTTCTGCCCAAGACTTAAGCTGCATCATCTCTTTGTCATAATTCTGTTTATATGTCCCAATTTCCGCCGCATCCAATTTCATAAAAACCGCAGCCTGCAACAACGATCCAGCCAACATGACATTAGGCATGTTATTGGAAAGATAGGTAGTGCCGTCGGACGCACCTGCTGTCAAGGAAGTTGGTCGATAAAAGTAATGCAACTCAAAAGTATAGTTGTCATCAGGCGTAGGCGCCAGGATAAAGGTGTCATTATCAAATTCGCCGTAATATTTAGGTTGCCCTGTAGTTGATGCGTTTGGGGTGTAGTCTCGTATGAATGATGGATGCTTCAACAATAGGTAATAATAAACACTGGAACTGATGACTGCCAAACTGAATGGAGCGAGAAAATCAGATGGCATTCCTAAATAAGAACTTCCAGAAGTTGCGGTTCCGGTTACGTTTTTTTTGTAGTAATTAAGCTCTACGTTTTTAAGAATGTCTTCTTCGGTGTTTTTAATGAAATTGTCTAGGTTGTTGGCAAACGTAGTTTCATCGTTGTCCATATAATCCTGGATTGCTGTTTTTAGCGTTGCATAAGTAAAAGCCATTAGTCTCCTCCTGCTAATACAATACCAACTTCCCCAGTTGCTTCAAGTCCTTTGAAGTCAGTTCCGATTGGATCATCAGTAGTGGTCATACCACCTGGTTTAGTAGTGGATACAATGCCCAAGGCTGCTGTTTTGTAATTAATATCAGGTCTTGGATTATATAATGCCTCAGCATCTGCTACATGTGGAGGTGGTTCCAGCTGTGGGCTTTTTGCCTCATAGCACTCCGAACAAACCTTGAAATTAGTCCACTCTTCTTTCAGCTCATGCAATAGATAACGAAATCCGCAGCGATCACAGATTCCGTATGCGTATTTACCGTATGCATAAGCCATCTCTAATAACCATAAGAGCGCATGTTTGGCTTTACCATCAATGATGCACGGCTTTCATCTTGAGCTAAAGCCCTGGCAAACTCATCCTCATAAATAGCCTTCAATGACTCCATTCTCTCAGGCGCACGTTTTTGTGATAAATAAAAAGCCAACCCGGCAACCAAAGCAGGATAAAAACGGAACGGCATCTGCAAATCATTAACCGATCCATCTACATCTTCAATTCGTAGAAGCTGATTCATTTTGATTACGTCGGTGCTGTTCTCAGGAGCCGGCCAAACATATATTTTTGGCGTAACCTGTTTGTCCAGGAACCATTGGGTAGGTCTTGCTTTGGTCGATTTGGTAGGAATGTTCCAATACTCTGCACGTCCAACCTGGTTCATCTGGTAATCAGTTGCAACACTATTGACAGTGCGCCTCAACACCACATCGAGAACATCGATCACATAATCGTTTAAGCTGTACGAGTCAGTGCCTTCAGTCAATGTCTGGCTGACATTGCTGATAGTCCATTGATTTAACCCACGGTTTGCCCAGTCAGCAAACAGAATATTCAATGAACGGCGGGCTGTGCGTGCGTCATAAGCAGTACGCAGTTCCAGCCCACATCGTTCATAGGCTTCCTCGATCCATTCGCCAACATCGGGTTGAAAGTCACGCGATCCAGAAGTGGCCATTGTTTACTCCTAGTTATTGGGCGTTTCGTAATATTTCAAAAACTCGCACCAAACTGTATATTCATTGCCTGCATCCGCCGTTGACGGAATAACAAGCAGGACATCACCAGAATAACCAGAGGCTTCGGTATTGACCAGTCCACCAATGGTGCTGAAATCAAAATCGTTGTCATAAGCCAGGGTCAGAAAGGTAACGTCTGTCGTTGCATCCCAATCAAGAGATGCCGGTGCATCCGTTCCTCCTCCAACGCTGTACCATATCCTGTTAAGCGCAACATGGACACACGACTTTCCCTGTGGGGATGAGTTTAGTCCGGAAACGTCAACTAAAGTGGTACTACTGGCACTGCCATCGGAATAAACGGAACAATAAACAATAAGTTTCCTGAATCCGTCAGACTGAGTGGTGGGGCCTGTTACTGTATTAGCCATAACTTACCCCTATTCGTAAGCCAGTCGATTAATTTCCTGATAATGCACATCCAAGGCTTCCGCTGCTGCTGCACCGCACTCAATTCCAATATAAGGAATGAAGTCGATGTCATTAGTTAGGGCAGCCGTTGGCGTTGTCCCGGTTGTAACCGCTGTACCGCCGGTGCTACCGGAAGTAGTCGTTACATTATACTGCTCACCGTTGACAAACATAGATGCTTTCCTATTGGAATCAATCGTTATCTTGAGTCTGTATAGCGTATTGGCTGCAACTGTGATTGGCAGTGCACTAATATAATCAGTGCCGCCTATACTATGCACAAAATGAAGCAAAGTATAATCACTCAAGCTGGTGCCATTGTCGCCATCGGTTTCAAACAAGAAATAAGCCTGGTCAGCATCTGTAGCAACCAATTGATCGTTGGTTAATTTCAAACCAGCCCAAAATTTTTGATTGTCAATAGCATTGGTAGATATTGCACATTCCCATTGAGTCTGATTCTCAGTTCCCCATTTTACGCCAGTCCAAGCTGTTTGGTTGGTGTCCAAATGAGGAGCGATAATCGCCTGATCTTCATCTGCTGTAGCAGTTGTAATTACAATACCAGCCCTGTCAGAATCAAAGGTACATAAAGCAGTTGTCATATTGGTGCCCAATACTTCAAAGTTCCTGTTTGCAGCTCGTGCTACTTCAACAGTATATGCTTGGTCGATATCGGCATTGAGAGCCGGTCTTTGTTTCCAATACTCTGACAAATAATATCTTCTGTTATCCCTTGTCGCTGTGTTGATGGTTGATATATCTGTTACGAGGCCTGATGTAGAGGCCTTGTTGACCATCTTAAATCCATTCTCGGATCTAACTGGTCCACTAAACGTTGTATTCGCCATAATTTTTTCCTCCGAAAAAATAAGTCCTACCGTCTTGGCTTATCTGCTAGGTCAGTCTGTAGGACAAGTTTACCCTAGAAAGTTTGATGCGGGTTGAGTCAGAAACCCCCGCATCACAGGTTCCATTATTGGTTCTTAAGCACCCGACGAGCCATATATGCCACGCGGATTACTCCAACCAAAGCTGTAACGCTCTCTAGCCTTAAAGCGAACATTTCCAGTATCAAAATCACCTTCCATGTTTGTGCTCATTGGCGTACGCTCAAAATGCTTCATTCCATCTGGACAGTCTGTCAAGACAAACCATGCATCTGTGTCAGTTAAGAAATGATTAACGGCATAGCCTTGTGAAATCATTCCCATATTCTTCAGTGCATTAATGTCGTTGTCAGCAGTTCCAACACGGCCTGGAGTTTCAAGCAAGCGTTCTGCTATGAATTGAAGTTGCGGTGGCACGACTAGCTTCATTCCTTGAAGGGCAAGCGTAAGATTACGGTCATCAACAAAAGTTGAAACTGTAATCAACGAGTCCTCAAGGGATGTTTCGTTCAAGTCAACGTAGGTACTAGGACGGTTTGAGAAAGTACCGCCACCCGCTAGGGTGTGCGAACTATTCACTAGAGATAGACCATCTCCACCCGTGTAACTAGAGCTAAATGCATTGTTTAAAACATTAGCGCCTTTAACCTGTTTGGTGTGTGCCATCGAACGCGCAAGCGCTTTCGTATAACGTGCACCCAACCGGTCATAGAGGTTGTCCTCTACGGCTTCTTCTGTCAAAGCAAATGCCAGTGCAATAGTTTCATGAGTATAGCGAGCAGTAAAGCCTTCGTAGGCTGTATCAAACTCAACTCCGTCACCCTCTCTTTTCACGGGAGCATTTCCGAATCCTGTAATCAGAACTTCTTCTTCAAAAGCTCTATCTGAACTTTCAGTTTCGAAAATTTCCTTTGTCTCGTCTTCATAACGAGCGTACTCCATGCCGAATAGGGCGTTTAAACCAGGTTCTAATTCCTTAACGAGCTGTGCTCTTGAAATTGCCATTAGTTATTTCTCCCTTACGCTAAACCAACTTGTGCTTGTCTATACAATGAATTTTGTATCATAACAAGAACATTGGTGTTCGCGCTACCAGCATCGGAGTTCTGAGGGTCTGTAGATATCTGAATCGCCTTCAGTGGCAATGTGGCTGTAGTAGCCCCAGTTGTCACATCAAGCTCCACATTGGAACGACCACTTGTGGTTGATCCAACTGTCGACTGATCTACAATATCAAAGTTACCCCATAGATCCGTTACCGGGAAAGCAGCGTCTGCTTGTACTTCATAGATGACATAAGGGTCGTCTATGATGAAAGCAACTGCATCCGTGGCAGCGTTTCCTGGCCAGTAATTACTCCATGAGGGCTTACTGGTTGTAGGGTCGGTGTAAAAGCAACCGTTGAACACACCAACAATGATGTCGCTTGTAGCGCCAGCAGCATCAGCACGCGCAATACGAGTAACCGTACCAGCTGTGTTCTGGGTCACAATATCACCCATGTAAATCTTAGTCGTATAGGCCTGAGCCGAAGTTGTAATACGATATCTAGATTGACCTCCGTTGAACGGTGAACCGCTAACATGCTTGGCTGGACGCAAACCAAATGCGGCGTCTTTATTTGCCATAATTAACTTCTCCGATCACGAGATTAATATTAAGTGATTCTAGGCTTTCGCTTTTGAACCACCGCCAAAAGTAACCCTGGATTGCCGATTTTTAGTAATCGGCATGGCAGGATGTTCTTCACGCATGAGGTCATTATCAACTGCATTCATCTGATTGTCAGTTTTGTTTGCAAAATAAGTATCCCGTTCTCTGGCGATCGAGTCATCGATCTTACACAGCATCAAGCCACCGATTCCGACAACACCTGCGTGTTTGCCGTGATCAATGATTGGTACATCAAGTTCCGGAATTTCATTAGGCTTAACTGGCTCGTAGCCCTCGCGAAACCGTTGCATGACATTCTTTCGATCTTCCTGTCCCCTAATCTCGGTACGAATCCATCGATATCGCATGCCGGGAGGGGGTTCTGGTGTTTTCAAAAGAGAAGGCGGCTCCCAAGGGCGTCGTGCCTCTTGAGTTTCGCGTGTTTCAGAACTCCGAGGAGTTCTGTCAATTTCAACGTTTTCTTCGATTTCAGCTTTATCATTCATGAGTTGTCTAACCTCGCTTTGTGAACTGCATAATCTTTGAAAGAAACTCCCAGACGTTTAGCTAGTTGCTGTTCGCTGGGTGTCAGCTCCACCTGATTACGATTTTTCCTGCGTCCATTTGAGTTACCGCGTGATGGTGAAGCTACGGTTTGGACGGGTTTCCCGCCTGCTTCCACGTTTTTAAAACGATTTGGCAACTCTCGTTGCATTCGTTTGTTAATCTCAGAGTAATAGTCATCAGACTCTGTGTCAAATCCTTCTTTCTCTAATTCGTTATGAACTGCCAAGGCAACATTGGTCATTACCTGATCCTGTCCAAACCAAGCATTATCATTTGCCCATTTTTGAGCGCGTGAAGATGGCGGGTTATAAGCGGGTTGCGCAGGCATTTGTTGTTGCGCCTGTTGGGCATAAGCCTGCTGTTCGGCATAAGCCTGCTGTTGAGCATAATATTGTTCCATTTGCTGGTTGTATTGTTGCATTTGCTGTTTGTATTGCTCCAATGCAACTTTATCCGCTGATGCTGCCGCTAAAATGGATTGGGCTTCCGCAATTTTATCGGCCTCCCCTTCTTCCATTGCTTTTTGTAATGCAATCTTGGAACCCTCCAGCTGTGATTCCACACGCGCTGCAAACTCAGCGCCATAGCTCGCACCATAGTCGTGACCCATTTGCGCCTGTTGTGCTTTGAGCTGTTTGTTTTCTTCCATGGCTCCCTTGGCATATTGAAGCGCTTGCAATTCTCGCCGTTGAAAATCCTTCGCCTGACGAACCGCTTTATCAATCCTGTTTTGTGCCAATCGGGCACGTTGTTCGGTTTCGCTGGGTTGTTTTTTGGCTTCTTTTTTAATGTGGTCGCTGGGCTCAAATTCCTCTTCAACCGACTCTTCCTTTATTGGCGGCAAGCCTTCTAAGTCTTTTCCTTCCAACTCAATAAAAGTAGATTCTTCCGAGACGGCTTCTTCAGTGCGCCTGTCTTTGGGCAACGCTGCTTTTTTAATCGCCTCGTCCGTTATTTCTGGTAATGCATCTGCCATGATTTACTCCGTTATAAACTCTGGATATCGTCCGGGTTCAAAATGGTACCAATGACTTCATCGTCATTGATAATTCTAACCTCGGCTCCGTCTTCTAGTTTGAAACGAGCACCTGCATAACGACCGATCAAAACCCAATCCTTAGCTTGGCACCAAGGCTTGCCATTGAACTTGCCCATATCCTTGTAAGCAAGGGGGGCGAGTTTCAACACATACGCAACTACCGTTGCCAAGGCTTCGCGGTCAATTACAGAGTCCAGCAACACAATGCCCCCATCAGTAACGCCTTTGCCCCTATATGGCAAAACCAAAATCCGCCATCCGGTAGGTTCTGGCATTCGTTCCAATAGGGAGGTATCGAGAAGGGAGGGATCAAGCACCAACTCTGTTGGTTCAACATAGGCATCCTGAATAGATGCACTGCCGTTGTTTACTTCCTCTTTTTGCGCCTCATTTTGAGCCTTGCGTTCGGCTGCGATATGTTGTGGGACTGCTAAGTCACTCATCAAAACTGTCTCCAGTTGTTTTTTGCAACACTTCTTTTAAATCCGACTCAAAGGAGCGAAGTGCCGTCAACTCTCCCATGAGAAAACGATAGTCTTCCATCGTTTTTACCAAACCGCCACACAGTTGTTCAGAAATCTGCCCTTGTCTGTTCCGCAGTTCTTTTAGAATATACTCTGCTAGTCTTACGCCGTCCACTATTTTTTAATCTAGCCCCAGCCGCCCTTTATTCTTACCTGACTCCAAGGTCTGTCAGACGGTCCTAAATTTGTACCCCATGCTCCAGTATCTGCTGGAGATGTAACATCAGGCGCATAAGGATTGTCAGTTGGTGCGGAGGCATAAGAGCCACTAGGGAATTGGTTCGCCAGCTGTTGTTCAATCAATGCTTCAATGTCGGTCAAGCTGGGACCCCCATAAGTTTTTCCTTCCAAGGCAGCTAGACGTGACTGCAAACCGCTTGGATCAAATGGAGCTGGGCTTTGAGCCGCACCCAATTGTGATTCCAGCGCAGCTAGTCTTGCCTGCAAACCAGTTGCATCAAATGGTGAGGGTGGCTGCATGCCTTCCAGCGCAGCTAGTCTTGCCTGCAAACCAGTTGCATCAAATGGTGAGGGTGGCTGCATGCCTTCCAGCGCAGCTAGTCTTGACTGTAAATTGCTTGGATCAAATGGTGTAGGTGGTTGAGCGCCTTGTAATGCTGTAATTTGTGACTGTAAATTGCTTGGATCAAATGGTGTATATGTCGGCATATCAGCTTTTAAAGCATATTGGCTAAAATCTGGCATATCGCTTTTCATTTGATATTGCTGAAGCCAAGGATTGATGCCCTGTAAACTCCTTGGATCTCTGAGCCCACTCTGCACTTGAAGAGATTGTATAGCGTCCTGCAAATCCACAGTTCCGCTTTTATCAATATCAGCCATAGCTATTTCTTCGGGGCTTAAATCATCTCTATTTCCATACTCCATTATTTGCTGTGGAGTCAAGCCACCAGCAAAGCTCTCATAATCTGCTGCTGTAGCTTGGCCTTGACCGCCATATTGTCCCATGATGTTGCCCCAATCGTAAGCGGTAGGGTCAAATGTTGTTCCTGGAAGCCCTTGTGCACCAGCTGCTCCGGTTGCTCCCATGGCTCCTGTTGCCCCGGTTGCTCCGGTTGCTCCCATGGCTCCTGCTGCTCCGGTTGCTCCCATAGCGCCTGTAGCTCCCATAGCGCCTGTAGCTCCCGTAGCTCCTGTGGCTCCTCTCGCTCCTGCTCCTCCAGCTCCGCCTCCGTAGGTGCCAAATATATTACTCCAGTCGTAGGAAGTTGGGTCAAAAGTAGCGCCAGCGGCACCTGTTGCGCCAGTTGCGCCTGTTGCGCCCGTAGCTCCAGTTGCGCCTGTTGCGCCCGTAGCTCCTGTGGCTCCAGCTGTTCCTGCTCCTCCAGCTCCGCCTCCGTAGGTGCCAAATATGTTGCTCCAATCATAAGCTGTTGGGTCAAAAGTAGCGCCAGCGGCACCTGTTGCGCCCGTAGCTCCTGTAGCTCCTGTGGCTCCTGTGGCTCCTGTGGCTCCTGCTGTTCCTGCTGTTCCTGCTCCTCCGTAGGTACCAAATATATTGCTCCAGTCATAGGATGTTGGATCAAATGGTGTGTATGTGGTTCCCGCGGTGTCACCCGTTGTGGTATCTGCTCCTGTGGTGTCTGTTCCTGTAGTGTCTGTTCCTGTTGTGTCTGTTCCGGTGGTGCTGTAACTGCCAAATGGGAATGAAAACGGATTGAATCCGCCATAGCCACCCATGCCGCCATAACCGCCGTAACCTCCCATACCGCCCATGCCGCCATAACCGCCATAGCCACCCATGCCTCCATAACCGCCATAGCCACCCATACCGCCATAACCGCCGTAGCCGCCGTAGCCGCCATAACCGCCCATGCCGCCATAACCGCCATAGCCTCCGCCATAGCCCATAGGACTGCCGTAACCGCCGTAGCCCATAGGACTGCCGTAACCGCCGTAGCCTCCATAGCCTCCATATAAGGAGGGACCTGTATTAAAGCCAGGCAATGAAGAGTAAAAAGGACTTCCGTATGGCATTGTATTAACCTCCTCCGGGTATATCTAAGCCAGGAGAACCCCAACCTGGTCTGCTCAACCTTGCTGGAGGGCCCATTGGCACTTGTAGCGCTTGTTGTATTGGCCTCCTTGCCCATGCTCTGGGATTTACTGTTCTGCCTCCGCCTCTCAGCGAAAGAATGCCGCCACCGGCCATACCGGGAGCTGCTGCCATTTCAAGTTCTTTGTTGATTTCCATGATTTGCGCCATTATTTCTTGCGCCATTGCCTCATCGGCTGTTTGCAGTTGTTGTTGTAACCTGTCCCTTTCGGCTATAAGAGCCTCTCTAGAGTTTGGATTAAATATAGCATTTACATCTTCCTGAGATAAATATTCGCCTGTTTCTCTAGCTTGTCGTCCTGCTGACAATCCAGATGCAGACTGTGCTGGACTAAGCATAATCTCCGCAAGCTGTGTAAGAATATCAAGAGGGAGGGTACCAAGGCGGCCTAGAATACTCGCTTTAAAATCGGGATCATCACGCGATCTCACTTGTGCGGCTCGATTATAAGCAGTGGAAAAAACAGATTGTGGCAATCCTTGTCCAAGTCTTGTGTCTAGTCTGTGTTCTGCTCCCCACAGAGGCATAGGTTCTTCTACTGTCGCCAGATCGCCCCGGGCAAAGCCCTTAACGGGACCGCCTGCCTGCCAGCCTCCGGGACCTCTGGAACCAAGTCGTTGTGCTTGGTTTGCCCTTCTTGCCATTCCTGCGCTTAACATTGAGGGGTTGGCGCGAATGGGCGCTTGAAATGTAGAGTTCAATCCGATGGGATGCATCATGTCCTCCACCGTCTGATTCGGACCAACGTAGCCGCCATACTGCCAGCCTCCAGGTGATCTAGATGCTTGTCGTTGTGCTTGGTTGGCTCTTCTAGCCGCTGCTGCTTTTGCTCTTGCCGCTGCCTTTCTTTGTTTTTCCCACAAGTCCGATAACCACTGTGGTACGGGTGTGGGGGGTATGGGTCCGAAACCGCCGGGGGGCATCATCAGAATATCCCCTCAAACTTGGTGCCGCGTAAAGCTGCGCCACCGCCTCTCGACTTGCCTTTGCCCATGCCGGGCTGAGGTGGACCGCCGTTGGCTTCTTTCTTTGGCTGTGACAGGGGCACTGTGCCCTGATCCTTGATTTTCATTGACTTGCTTGCCGCGCCTGAACTTTTCGGTATGGCGCCGCGAAATTTACCGGGTCTTGCTCTTGCCATGACGTTTTTTCCTCTTCTTGGGTTTTTTCTTTTTCTTCTTCTTCTTCGCTTTGCCAGCCTTATCCAAGGCAATGGCAACTGCTTGTTTTTTTCCGTAGCCTTCTTTCTTCAGTCTCCCAATATTAGCAGAAACTGTCTTCTTAGCACTACCCTTTTTTAGCGGCACTCTTTTTCTTCGCTTTTGTTTTCTTCTTCGGGGCTGCTTTCTTTTTTGCTACTGCTTTCTTTTTCGGCGCCGCTTTTTTCTTCGCTTTGGGTTTTTCTGCCTCTACTGCTTCTGTTGCTTCCGCTGCCCTGGCAGCCAATAGCTGTTCTTTGCGCTTCGGGTCGCCGCGCCAGGCTCGATCCGCCTTTTCCTGCGCCAACATTGCATCTTCCTCGATGCGCTCTTTCAATCTCTGGTGTTTGTGTGCGGCCTGCATGGCCTTCATTACTGAACTCATGTCGTCTCCTTTCTCAAGTCCGCAGCCTTGAACCGTTCCTGTTGCTCAAGTCGGTCCTGCGCGGTTTCGTTTCTCATTGTTGCAATATCCTCGGATGAATCAATACGCTCCCGCGTCAAATCCTCATCCTGGTCCATCTTCATTATATCTATTTCCTGGCGTTCTCCAAATTCTTGTTGTTTGCGCTGTAAATCACCGGCTTTGATATCGAGCTCCTGGCGCCTGAGTGCAACCAATGGATCTTCCGGTTGCGGCGGTGGCATAAATTGCTGATTGATCTGTTCCATCAGCCCGGCAATCGTTGCTGCCACTTGTTTTTGCTGCTGCTGCATCATTTGCTGTTGCATCTGCTGTTGTTGCTCCGGTGGCGCCTGCATCAATTGCTGTTGCATCTGCATCATCTGCGGATCCTGCGCCATTTGCTGCTGCACCATCTCTTCGGCCTTCAGCGAAACATGGTCATAGACATGCGCTTGCGTCATTGCCATTCCCTGTGGGTTCTGTTGCATGATAGCGGTACCATAAAGACTCATGTGGGTAGCGATGTGGGCGTCGTGGTCTTGTCCTGGAAAGGCTTTTGGCTGTTGTCCCGTAAGCAGTCCGGCATTCTCTTTGCCAGGATCAATCGGCTGCGGACGCGGCGGTGGTGGCAGCAACGCATCAATATTCTGCACATTAAGTGCCTGATACATGCGCCGATACGCCTCATAAATGCCCGCTTTGCCATGGATTTCGGGGTTCGATTGCGCCATTTGCAGCATTTGCTGCGCTAACATCACCCGTTGGCTCATCGAGAAAATGTTCGGGTCCGATACCGGGATAATGTCCACGCGGTCATCAAAGTCCGCCTGTTTGATCATTTGGTCGCCATTGTTGGTCATATACGGGTATTCAGGTGGCAGGAACTGGGCAAAAATGCGTGCCAACAGGTTAAACTCCACCTTTTGTGCGTAATGCAGGCGCTTGTGGATCGCCGACATCACCTTGGTGCCGCGTTCCAGCAGCGCAATGGTGGTGCCTACCGGCATTTCCTGGTTGGAATCGCCAACCTGGATGTCGGCAATGGAAGCAAAGCGCTTACCGGCATCAACCATGATGCCCATCAGGGCTAACAGGGTCTGTGACGGCTCTTTAAACGGCAACGGGATGAAGGATTCGCGCAAACTGCCCCCAGGGGCGTCCATATCGCGAAATTCTCCGGGTTGTAAGGGCTGATCGTCGTCACGAATACGGATACCGCGTGCTTTAAACCCGGCAGGCAAGTTGGCCAAAGTGCCCGCATCGATCAGCTGGCGTAAAATGGAGGTTGATGCCCTTGATAAACCCCCGATCATGTGTGTCAGGCCAAAGCCATAGAAGCCAAGACCCGGTAAAAACTTGTAATGGACGAAATACTGGACTTTTTTCCGCAGCGGATCGCCCTCGTTCCAGTTCCTGCGGATCGAAAGCACCGCATTGTTGGCTTTCGACAGGGTGACGATGTAGGGGAGCTTGATACCGGTGGGCTCGCCCGCCTCATCGGTGTCCTCAAAGCCCTCCAAGTCCAGATCAAGATGAATTTCGTAGAGCTCGCACTCACTGTCCATGCGTGAAGAGGGCTCAATCCCCTGCAATTTGTCGATTTCCTCCTGGATATCCTGCTGTTCATACTGCATGCCCATGGCTTTAAGCTGCACGTCACGATAGAAGCCGATGTTCTGGAGCTTAACCACATCATTCAACGGCATCGTTACAATATTGGTGATCCGAACGGCTGTTTGCAGATTACTGGTGTCATAGGGAACGACCAGGTTCTCTGAGGGAATAAACCGGGACACTGCCCGCCCCAAATTCTGGTCGTAATAAACTTTCCTAAAAGCCGATCCCGACAGTGGCAGATAGAAGAGAAGCATGTCGGTTTCGGGATCGTATTCTTCCATGACGTGCATCAATTGGTAATTCATGTATTCCTTGACCCTGGCCGCCTGTCCCTCGGAATCGGGAGTGATGGCACCCACAATCTGGGTTTTCACCGGTCCTTGCGATGGCAATATCTCGGCATAGGCCTGTGCCTGGAACTGGGTAACGGATTCTGCCAACAGCGGATGAGTTATGCCGGAGGCACCCTCAAACGGCTGGCTGCGTTCCTCATAGCGCATGCCGAGGAACTCCAAACCATCACGGTACTGCTGTTCCCACTCGGCGCGGGAACTAAGATC